GCGTTTAATCGCAGTAATCCTCTTTCGCTTTCTTTCGACATCTAATCTTTTTTTTAACCCATCGTGTGTTATACTTCTACCTGACTGTGTTGTTAGCCACGCAGCTACTTGTCTTAAACTATATTGCTTTACGTGTTTCTTTGCAAGCTCTAGTAGTTCTAACTGTTCTGGGATAGGGTTTAGCCAATCCTCATCCTCTGGGTCTACCTCGTATCCAAAAGGTATATTTTTACTTACCTTCGGAATCCTCTGCCACAGTTTTACTTTAAATGGAACTTTAGGTAGTGTCCAATATTCATACTGTAGGGGTCTTTCACTCGTCAGATTCTGCATTGGTATCCTCTTTAGGTGGCAAGATAAACAAACCTCCTGTAGACTCTACTGATACTTTCTCTGTTTTAACTACACCTGCACGGTCAAGTATCTGACCTGCAGCCATCAATGTTTCTTTTATACCTAACTGGGTAGGATCGTCCAAAGCCCTACCATAAGCGACTGCAGCTTTGGGTCCAATCCTTGACATATACGTTTTAGTAGCGTCAAATATCTCATCCTTCAATGCCTCCACTATAGATGTAGTGGGAGTGTTGTCACTATAACCTGCTAACTTCTTAGCCGTAACAGCATCCCCACCTGCTTCCTCAAATAGAACTTCTAGGAACTTAGTTTGTTTCTCATTTAAAGTTCGTGTCATTTTACTTTCCTGTAGGCTCTGGTTTTTTTTGCAATTTTCTTAGGTTGAGCCACATGCTGCTTACCTGCCTTAGTGCCTTTTCGTTTTGCTCTGGTTGTAGCGGCATACTCAGCAGGGCTAAGAGACTTAATAGCCGCACTAGGTAAATAACGCTCACCAGTTTTAGCACTAGGCTTCCCACTTTTAGTACGCCACTTTTGTTTTGTCCATGACTTTAAACTTCTTTGAGACTTTTTAAGTGCCATATCAAGCCTTGCAGTCACATCCACACTTGCCATTACACAAGCATTTCCAGTTTAGTATTGCTCTAAGTAATCTTCTAAAGTACCTTTTCATCTGTACCCTCCACCTTTTGCTTTGTATTGTTTTGCAAGCATCTGTGCTTTCCTGGCGCTCCACTGTCCAGGTTTTCCACCTTTGCTGCCAGCTTTAATGGAAGAAAACAAACGCTTACGCATAGTAGGCTTAGTATAATTACCTGCCTTGTTAACGGTTGATTTTTTTGCTGATTTTGCCACGAGTAATACCTATGTCTTTTAGTTGTTAGTCTGTTATTAATCTTGTCCACATAAACTATCCTTTCTTACATTAGTTGTGTACTAAGGATAGTTTTACATATATGTGGACAAGATTAAATAGACATTATTGCATAACCGTTATGTTAAATACAAACTTATGTAAACGGAGTTGCTGCAGTACCGTCACCAAATAGATGACCTGTTACCACCCACTTAGAATCAGTGATACATGTGTACTTAATCATACCACCAATAAAGCGTCCTTTAGTATCACCGTCAGCTACAAGCTGGTGATCTGCTGCTGCAGGACAAGCAAACGCTAGAGTGTCAATGTTTTCGTTTAGTGCAGCTAAACCACCGACTTCATCTTTGTCAATCATAGTAATCATACCTTGTAAGGTATCTGAACTTGACGCTGCATCAATTTGCATTGTTCCTGTAAATGTTGTACCTACATGGAACTCATAGGTTAGTCCTGCTGCTGCTGCAGGTAGAGTTATAGCAATACCACCTGCTCTGTTAAGAGTAAAGATAGTTCCTGACTCTGCTGCTGTCACTGTTTTAGTAGCATCTTCGATACTTGTTATCGCTGCTTTGATAGTAGTGAGGGTAATAGGTGTTTCGTATACTTCGATACCCTCTTGCCTTGTTGCCGTTGCTGACATTATTTGTCTCCTTTATAAAACATACCAGACTTTCTGTAGTCTGTTTTTCCGTTGTTAATCATGCCGCCTCTGTTCTTGAAGCCCATTTTGTTTCGTACCTCTGTAGGAAGTTTGCTTAAGCCTTTGTTTCCTGCTGGTACATCTTTTAGTTGACCACCTTTAGACATACCCATAGTCTTTGGTTTATCTTTAGGTTTACGTTGTTGTTGACCCATCATCATACTACGCTGTCTTTCTTGATCTGCTTGTGTAGGATTATACATAGGTTGTATAGGATTTATAACGTTAGTGTCTTTAGTTCTCATAACGTTACCCTTTCATAAGTTTATAACCTTTGGCTTTTGCTGCTGAACGAAGGCTAGCTAAAGTCATACCTGACACTTTACCACCGTTAGCCATACCTTTTTTCTTCATGGTTTTAACTTTACCGCCATTAGCCATACCTTTTTTCTTCATAGCTTTGACTTTACCGCCATTAGCCATCTTCTTTATTTTACCACCTTTAGCCATGCCTTTTTTCTTCATAGCCATTTTACCACCTTTGGCGTAACCTTTTTTCATTTTGCCGCCTCTAGCCATACCTTTCTTTTTCATCTTTCTCATAGTCAGTCCTCACTGTATAGATTGTTAAACACTCGTTGCGTATCCCAAACGTACTCTACGTCTTGCTTAGAGTGAAATATGTTTTGGTTAGGTTTAAAGTCAGGTGCACCTTCTCCAGCTTCAAACCATGCAGGGTGAGTTACCCTCACTCTATTATTAGGCAACGCAACCATGTTGCCAGTATACTCACCTGCGTCTAACAACTCCAACACGTGTGATTGTTTGTGCTGCGCTGGGTCATCTGCTACCTCACTGCTTGTGTAATCCACAGTAAAGTAGTACTTTGCAGGATAAAACTCATTGTCTATCTTAGCTATCCACGGAGCAGGAGTTGCTCTGTCTATTACATAAACGGAGTGGGTGTGTGACATACAATCCCACGGTTGCGCTAAGTAAGGTGGAAGTTCTTGGGGCCACTCCTCTAAAGGGGTATCTGCAACGAGCGCAGTTAGCGGCATCCTAGCCCACATTGCTCCACCGTGCACATTAGGGCTATCTTCTTCGTCATCGGACTCATAGCCAGTAAATATTACTTGAAAGCTTAGTGTCCTGTTAGGCATAGTCGTAACTGCTACAACCATACAATGCAAGAACTCGCCATGATATTCCTGCATATTCTTTGTGTATTCTCTTCTTACCCACGCTTTGAAGTAGGGTACATTACTTTGTAGATACGCCATCTTTTTTGTGTTTCCTTCGCAAGTCTGCTTTAGCTTGTTTGAAGACGTTAGCTATAGCTGTCTTCCCCATAACTTTAGCACGTTGTTCAGCTACTGTCAATATCTGAATCTTTCTTGCGTAGGGTTTCTTGATGCGTTTTACTTTAGCTACTGTAGCTCTAGCGTCAGCCATCGTAGCAAACTTAATTGACACTGTATCTTTTGGATTTTCATCCGTGTATAGTCTGCGTCCAGACCCTTTAGGTTTTTTACCTGTTCCTACTTTTGGGTCTTTTTGCTTTGCCATTACCAACTATACCTTTTAAAGTTTTTGCTTGTCCTGCATGTAGCTTAGAGGCTTTGTTCAAACCTTTAATTACTTTTTTTACTTTTGCCTTACCTCTTCTTGTTAGAGCCATTTTTTTTCCTCTTTGCTTTACTAGGTAGTAAACCTTTACTAACTGCACGAGCACGTTCAGAAAAACCCATCTTTTCTCCTGTACGTATCTTTCGTTTGATAGTAGATACTTTAGCTACCATGCTTTGCAGGACCAGTATCTTGCAGTAAATTTATCTTTTGCTGTATCACATTTGTGTCGAGCACGAAAACTTTTACGTGCAGCAGCGTTGTCTTTACGGATAGGCATGTTAGGATCTCCAAAGCGAACTACTTTTACTTCGTCACCCTTCTTAGCTAAAACGGCTGACTTCTTAGATTCACCTGATAGTCGTTTAACTTTGTTGTACCCTGGGAATATCTCACCACGATACTTTAGTTTACCACTTGGGAGTCGTTCTACATCTTTAGTTGTTGCCATTAGTAAACCTCAACTAGTTATTAAAGCTAGTGTAATTAAACCCATCCATACAGTAATTACTGCCACTGTTAAATATGTATTCATAGTTCTACCTTTTATTTTCTAGGATCAAGCATTTCCATATGTTCACGATTCATAAACTTCAAACTGTTCTCCATTAAAGCCATGCGTTGTTGCAAAGCAGTAATAGCGCCTATAGTTTTAGTTAAGCTTTCTGTTTCTTCCCACAGTTCTTCTATCTCAGCAAATGCACCATCAATATAATCCATATTTTCTAGCACATCACGCTTTAGATTAACGCTATCTTCTACAGCCATCTTACTAGCAAACTGTTCTACTGTTTCTTCTAGGCTTGATATAGTAGCAG